TGATTTCTTAAGTTATAAAAATATATTAGAATCTCTTATTGTAGTTTTTAACGCTCTTTTTAGAAAGTATGGAAGAGAGAGCTTAAATATTTCAGGAATAGATGCCATAACAGAAGTGGTAAATTATGTCTATTATAATGCTAATACAGATTCTTTTGAATCTGTTGAATTGAAACAATTTAGTCAAACAGATTTAAAAATGTTTCATTCATATGTATTTCAATATGAAACAGTTATTGTAAAATATAATCTCTATGTTCAAAGAAACTTTTTGAATATTCCGAATAATGTTCTTGTTCAATTTCAACCAGTTAATGTATCAAACTATACTGGTGGACGATTCTTTTTTAAAATAAGAAATGGTCGCTGGAGTTATCATGATTACAAGAATATTGAGTTTTGTGCAGCAAACTTATGTAATGATTGCTTTGAAGCATTACCTATAAATGAGCTTTATATAGGTGAAAAAGACTGCCCACAAAGATTTAAATATCTCTTAACTCAATGTAAAACTGCACCACCATATGTAGATCCATCTGTTGAACCATTAATGCTAAACGTTTCTGATAACGAAGATTATGACATTTTAAATAATTTATTCTCATGAAAAAAATTTCTAACAACAACACTTTTGCAAATTATATAGGCAAGTTTATAGATATGGACATCGAAGGAACTATATATAAATTTTTTGTTTCTGAAATAGAAGCTGGAAGTATTACAACAAACGCTGGAATATTATATCCAGACTCATTTTCTATATTAAGAGAAAGTCCTAGTCAAGAATGTGATATTTGTGATGATGTTTGTGCGGATAATATTCCTGTTATTAAAGTAATGTTTAGTAACATAGTTAATAATACAGGTGGTGGTGGTGGTTATCCTTATATTAACACTTACTCTAGTGAGATTCACGAAATTATATTAAATGGAACTTCTTTAGGACAAATAAATACTACATTTCAAAAAGGAAAGCATAATGAAATTTGGTTTATTCCTTATAACCCTTCAGAAGTAATTGTTTCGACATCCTATGCATCATCGTCAAACAGTTCAATATATAATACCTTTGCTTATGGAAATATAGATAGTTTAGTATTATCATCATTTGATTCTTCATTATTAAGTAAAAATGATTATAATGAAATAAGTATTCGACCAATTTCTGCATGGAATCCAGTAAGATGTGATGATTCTGAATGTGCATTTCAACCTCCATTAAGTAGTGCATTTTTCTTAAATCCAGAAATAACTCTTGATATTCATAAAATATTGCCTTTAACAACAAATACATATTCTATATCTTGTCAAAGTTACACAATGCATAATTTTAGCTGGTTTGAAGGTAATGGTGATTCGTTAAGTCTACAAGGTGGAAATGAACCAACAGCATTGCGGTTTGTAAATGGTGGAAGGGAATCTCCTGGTTATTCTATTACATCTTATAGATATGTAAAAGATTACCTTTCAGCAGGTAGTGTTTATCAACCATATAATGCATCTTTTTATTATTTTGATCCTTGTCAATTGGATAGTCCAGCATATTATACATTAGATCCAGATTATTATTACACGTATAGCATAAAACCAAATGGAGATCCGACAAATAGATTCGATACTCGATTTGCATACGGCTGGTCAGAGGGGGGATTATCCTTTTACAACGAATCCCCATCAGCTAATCCTAATCTTCCATTGTTAAGGAAATATCAATTTTTTGGTTCTACAAATATAGATGACCCAATATATATATTCGTTGGCACTAAAACAAAGAATCCAGATGAATATAATTCAAATGTAATAAATAATTCAGAGTATAAAACAAGAGATCCTGTATTAGGAAGTACAAATAATGCTGATACTGGGGGATTTATGAATTATTATAGTAATGGTGTTAGGGCATTATATAACTCTAAATATGCTGATGAACTTTTTACAGGAACATTTTATGCATTAGAGGATAGAACATGGCAAGTTGGTGGAACTGTTAAATTTAGACAATTAAGTGTTTATATAGATTCTAGTATGACAACAACAACACAGAATATTTCTGTTGGTCCTCTTATATAAATTATGAATGATAAAAAAATTATAATGGCAGGTCTTGCCAATAATAAAACCTCACTAGGTGAAGTATTTCGTCGTTATGTAGAGTGTTTCAAAACATTCAGCAAGCCTGATGTTTTTGATTTTCAACAGTTTATAAAAAACGAAGAGTTTAAATTAAATTTATTTCCACAGTATACTGGACCAATAAATCATGATGTAAAATATTTTCACTCTACTTTTAATCTTTATCGTGCTATAAAAGAAAAAACTACACAGATTCCTAGAAATTCAAGTGTTAAAAAGATTGGTTATTTTGTATGGGAAAGTTCCGAATTACCTGATGATGACTTAGAGGTTTTAAAAGATTTTGACGAGATATGGACTGCAAGTAACTATTGTAAAGATATTTTCTCGCAATATATAGATTCATCACTTATAAAAGTCGTTCCACATCCAATACCAATTCCAGCTAAACTTCCTAAAAAATACAAAAATTTTACAATACTAATTATGGGAAATATTTCTAGTAATGTTGATCGTAAAAATATTGTTGGTAACTTAGAAGTTGCTAAAATTATAAAAGAAAAATATAAAGAAGTTAATGTAATTTTTAAAACTTTTACTGGTTCAGATACCGAACGTGATCTTTTGAAACAAATTGTAGGAGATTCTAAAATAAAAGTTATTGACGAATATTATTCCTCTGAAAAAGTTCAAGACCTTATTAGTAAATGTCATGTAATTTTATCTCTTCATCGTAGCGAAGGTTTCGGTTTAACTCTTGCAGAAGCAATGGCAGTTAATACCGTTCCTATAGCTACAGCATATTCAGGAAATGTAGATTTTATGAAAGACCAAAATAGTTTTTTAATAGATTATAAACTCATAGATGTAAATGTCTCTCATTTTAAAGGTCAATGGGCAGAACCAAATAAAGATGATGCTGTAAATAAGTTAGAGTTTTATATTAAAAATAATAAAGATTTACATTCTTTGCAACATAACTCATCTAAATTTGTAAGTAGCAATTTATCACCTAGTTATATATCAGATTTATTAAAAAAAACATTATGAATGATCGTTTCAAAAATTTAAAAGTAGCTTTCTGTTTCAGTGGTCAATTAAGATCTTTTAAAGATACGTATAAAATAATAGACAGAAATCTAATAAGTCATTTTAAAGATCCTGATATATTTTTAACAACATGGGAAGACGATCCGAATTTATTAGATTATAAATTTTTATACAATTTTTCAGAAAATGTAAACTTTAAATTTTTCCCTGCACAAAATTATGATTATATAATGGAAAAAGTAAACAAAGTTAAAGAATTTTCAAACAAATTTAATCTTTTAAATCAATTATTTTTATTAAAAATGTGTAATAATCTTAAGAAAACATACGAACATGAAAATAATTCTAAATACGATTTAGTTTTTAGATGTCGTCCAGATGCTGTATATCTTACTTCTATGAAAGATTATGATTTTAAAGTATTACCTTTTTTAGACCAAACTACATTATCACAGAATATTAATAATTGGAATAATCTATTTTGTATTGTTTTAGAACCTGCTCATATGCAAGAATATATCAAACCATACACACATGAAAAAAATAATATGATTGTGGATGATATAATCTATTTTGGTAGTTCTGAAATAATGGATATAGTCTGTGAAAGATATGATTATGTTGAAGAATATGTTACACAAAATAATGCATTTCATCCAGAATTATTTTTTGGATATACTATATTTAACAATTTAAAAAAAGATAATATCTTTAGAATACATTTCCAAAGATCTTTAATTAGATAATACGATAAAATTAATAGTATTTGCATATATTATCGTTCATAATTAAATAGATACGTATTTACATTTATGAAAAAATTTTTAATATCTTCTCCAATGAGAGTCGGATCAACATTAATTGGAAGAATATCTTGTAGACTATTTTATCAAAAAGACCCTCTATTATTCCTTGATAATAAGTGTATAAAAGATGATAAACTAGATATTGAATATATAAAAAATATAATACATGACGAAAATATCCCTATGTATTTAAAAAGTCATAAGATAACTCCAGTAAAAATGTTAGAAATTTTTGATGCAGGAATAGATTTGCCTATAATAAACATTAAACGAAATTTAAAAGATGCATGGATAAGCAGATTTTTTTATAATCGTTATCATAGAACAGTAGTTCATAAAGATTCTACTAATGATTTATTAGATGAAATAACTGATATGAATCACTTATCAGATTCAGAATTTATGAAATTTTTATGCAGACATTCTTTAGGTAAAACTTGGGCAAAAGAACATTTAGAATTTGAAAAAGATGATATGGTAAAAACAAATATTAATTATTTAAGCATTCAATATGAAGATTTTTTAAACGATCCACATTCTTTATGTTTTAAACTTTCTAATTTTTTTAAAACAGATTGTTCTTACACCTATATAGATTCTGTAGTTGAACATAACAAATTTTCTAGACTTTCAAATATTGAAGAAGTTAATAGAGAACGATATGGAAATTATAAATTTCATAGAAGTGGTAGAATAAATACTTGGAACGAGTATTTAGATGAAGAAGATTATAAAGAATTATTAAATTTTTAATTTTTATTAAATATGAAACAAATAGTCTTAATAATGGGATTGTCTGGTAATGGCAAAACAACCTTTTATAATAATATAAAAGAAACGTTAAAGAATCATCTATATTTAAATGCTGATGAAATCAGAAAAAGTTATAGTGATTGGGATTTTTCTATTAGTGGTCGTATTCGACAAGCACACCGAATGAAAAGTCTTTCAGAAAAAAGTGAGGAGTCTTTAATTGTTATAGACATGATTTGTCCATTAAAAGAAATGAGAAGTATAATAAAACCTGATATTATATTTTTTATAAATCGAAAAGATAGTAGCAAGTATCCAGATACCGATATTATTTTCGAAATGCCATCAAAAGATGAGTGTGAAACTTTTTACATAATAAAGAGCGATTAGTAAATATACCTATATGTTAGATAAATTAAACATCACAAGTAATCTCTCTAAAACGCAAGTAAAATATCTGCTTACAATCATGGCAGTTTCTTCTATTATAATTGGTTATTTTTTTGATAAAATATCATCTGAAATTTTTTATAGCACAGTTGGTGGTATTATTGCACACTTTTATCAAGAAAATAAAGTTCGTAAACTTGAAGAAACTGTTGAAGAACAGAGTGTTAAATTACAATCAATAGATGGCAAAGAAAAGAACATATAGGGAATTTAAACAAGGTTTATATAAACCTCAAAATCCAAGCAAGTGTTTAAACAAAACACCACCAGAGTATCGTAGTGGTCTTGAACGCAAGCTTATGCTTGTTTTAGACAAGAATCCGAATGTAATTGAATGGAGTAGTGAAAAAGTCATTGTACCTTATAAACATCCTGTTAAAAGTGCTCAAAGTGGAACTCCACAATATGCACGTTACTTTGTTGATTTTTATATGAAATTAAAAGTTGGTGAGGTTATAAAAGAATATTTAGTAGAGGTAAAACCAGAAAGACAGTGTTCTGCACCAACAAATCATGGCAATAAAAAGAGAACTACTTTACTTTACGAAAATTTACAATGGGCTATTAATCAAGCAAAGTGGGAAGCAGCAGAAGCATACTGTAAAAGAAAAAATTATAAATTCTTAATTATAAACGAAAAGAATATAGATTCTATACTTTCATCATAATATAGATAAGTAATTTATACATGGGAGAAAGCCGTGCTAGAAAAATAAAACAAGTAAAGGAGAAATTGAAATCTTCTTTTTTAATATCGGAACCGTTTGCTTGGAATTATAAACAAGCCGAAATATTGGAGAAAATGTCCAATTATAAAACAAAATGTGTTATAGTTGATTCTCTTGCAGGAACAGGTAAAACTATTATGAGTGTGTTTGCTGCACTTAAAATGTTGCAAAAAGGCGAATGTAAAAAGATACTTTATGCTCGTAGTGCTGTAGAGAGTTCTAATAGCAAATTAATGGCTCTTCCTGGCTCTTGGGAGGAAAAGATTGGTGTGTATGGCGGACCACTTAATGATGCACTAAATAAGCTCTTAAAGCCTGAAGAAATACAAGGATTTTTCAAAAGTAAAACTATTGAAGTTATTCCACTATCTTATCTTCGTGGACGTAGTTTTAACGACTGTGTAATTATTTTAGACGAAGCACAAAACTGCGTTATGAATGAAATTATCACTATAATGACACGCTTAGAAGAAAACTCTAAACTATTAATTATTGCTGATAGTGAACAGTGCGACTTACCAAAGAGTTATCAAAACGAATTTTCAAAAACAGTTGAGCTTTTTAATAATAAAGAATCTGAAAGTCATGACATCTTTTTCTATGAAATGCGTGACCCTGAACTTGTTATGAGAAGTGAATTTGTAAAATATGTATCAAAACGATACAGTGACTACAAAAAGCTTATTAAGCCTTAAATAATAAAATAAAAAACCCGCTCGAAAGAGCGGGTTTTTCTTTAGACATTTTTATCTAAGTGTTCAATTGCATCTTTTAGCATTTGAACCTCGTCTTTTGTGAGACGAACTTTACCATTATAATCATCAGAAATTGTAAACTCGTTTTCATTTACTCTTTCTACAATTGGACAGCAACTTCCTGCACGGCAGAGACGAACAGCATTTTCGTGTAAAATAACCATATAACGGTATTTACATACATTTATCTATTTTTTCAACTGTCCACGCAAAGCTAGTTCATCATAAATATTTTCTAAGTCACCAAGAACTGAAGTTGTAGTTTCGATAAGGTTGCCATCATCTCCGATATATTCTTTAATGTGGGAAATCTTTTTATCTAAATCGCCTTCAAGAACAATAAATGCTGGTTGATCTTCTTTATCAAAAATAACTCCTGCATTCTTTTTGTAGCTCTCATGAATACCATAAAAGATATTATCAATCTCTTCACGAAAAGTTTCGTTTTGAGAACGGTTCTCACTTTCCTCAATTGGAATGTTTGGATTAATTGGTAGCCAGAAAATTATATCATAAAACTTAAGACACTCTCTTGAGATAAGAATACTTTGAGTTATAAAGTCATCTATATCTTTTTCTTTTTCTGTAAACTTGCCATGTTCGGTTAACCAAAAAGTATAAGCTAAGTTATCTAATACACAACGATCATGAATAGTTTGACTCTTGCCTGCATTTTCCATTGCAAGGTCTGCAAGTGCATCACGAATAATTTCTTGTGAACGAAGGTTTCCACCTTCATTTAAAGATAAATTTTTCTCACTAACTAATTCACGATAAGTTTTTTCTGGAGACTTATACATTGGCCAATAACTTTTAAAAGTATTAACCAATGTTGTCTTACCTACGCATTGTGCTCCTGTAATTGCGATTCTCATTTAGAAACTTCTTCCTCCTTGTCATTTTTCATTTCAAAAGTACAACTATAAGTTGCAAGATCTGTTCGATCTAATTTCTTATACATTTGATAGTTTTCACTAACATTAGTCCATGCAAGATTAATTGCATCTGCACTACGTGCAAAACCTTTTGAAGAAGAAGCACCAATACCAAGTCCTGCATGTTGTGCAAGAACGGCATCTTCACCTGCACCAAGGAAAACAAAGTCCCATGCATAAGTTTCACGTTGATGCTTAACCTTTTCCTTTATAACTTCACTTGTGAATTCTTTAGAAGCATTCTCGTAACCATCAGTAATAACAAGAAAAAGCACACGATTTGGACGATCTTTTTCACTCATTTTAGAAAGCTTTTCACCAACACTTACAATTGTTCGACCAAGTGCATCTAACAGTGCAGTTGAACCTCTTGGGGTAAGAGTAATATCTAAAGTTTCTTTAATATCCTTATCTTCAAAAACAACATCATATTTGTCGTCAAATTGATAAAACGATACTTTTGTTTCGTCGCCAGTTTCTTTTTCTTTTTGTAAGAAGGTTTTAATGCCACCTACCATATCATTTGCAATAGAAGACATGCTACCACTGCGGTCTAAAATTATGTTTAAGTCTGTATAATTTTTCATTAGTTTAATATACGCTATCGTTTTTAAATGTCAAGAATTTTGTTTAAGAACATAAGTTATGAAAAATTTATCAGGCTCTTCTCCATAAGTTCTTTCCATTTGTTTAATGTCTGTTATTTCTTCTTCACCGTAACCATCTAATTTTAAATACATTTTAAAAGTTTTATCAATTATAGATGCCATAGCTAATTTTTTATAAAACATAAAAGCATTAACTGTTTGAACATTATCAGATTCTATAATTTTATATTTTGGTAAAAGATATTCTAAAAATATAGTTTTCATTAAACCTTTAAAAGGTCGTGCAACTTCTATAGAAGACATTTTAATACCCTCAGAATTTTTTTCAAATTCTATACGAGCCGCAAGATATTTTTCTTTTGAAATAAAAAGTAGATAAGTGAACCACTCATAAACTTCAAAAACACCACTTGATGTGTTTATTTCTTCTAAAAATTTAGCATTCTGTAAATGAGCATTTACATAATCTGGTTTAAAAAAATTATCTGTCAAATCACTATAATCTGGAGCATCTAATTTTAGACTCATTTCACGAAATAATTTTAAATTAGTTTCGCTCAAGTTTTTTTCTCTTATTTTATAATATTGAGTGTAACGCATTTAATTACTTAATTGTTCTTCATCGTCATCCTCTTTTTCTTTAATTGTATCATCACAAACATCTTTAAGCATATTTTTTGCATTATTCTTATCATATGGTCTTACTACCATACTTCCTTTCGGATTTAAAAATGTTAGTTTGTGTTTTTTACACAGGAAGTGTAATTGAGTAAGAAACTCGTCTATCTTTTGGTTTGGAAGCTTTTGCTTCTTTTTTATGTTATAATATTTCATAGTTCTATCAAGTATTCTCGAAACCCAATAATAGATTTCAGAACTTGGTTGTCTTTTTCGGAAAGGATTTTTTGATTTTCCATCAACTCTCCGATATGGTTTTCGTTTACAAACTTCCAAATAGAATCATCTTCTGGAACATCTGGAAATTCGTTATTTAAGGTATTTATTTTATCAACAGAAAGTGGTCGCTTTTCTGTTATCCAAGAGTAACAAAAGTCGATTTCTTTCTTAACAGCTTTACTACCCTCGTCATCATCCCAAGAAAATTTAGATAATAATTCTTTATTGTCAATTTGATCTATAAAAATATTAAATATAATTTCTCTGATCAAATCATCAGCATTCATTTTTTCTTTCGGAAGCTTATCAATAATCCACCTTTGCTTGGAGAAGAGAGTTTTAATCATAGAATATATTATATAGGGTTGTTTGTTTTTGTCAATTTTTACTTTTTCAATTTTTGAAATTCAGAATAGCTTATAGAGTTCATAGCATTTCTCAATTCATCTATATCCTTTTCAGTCATTTCTTTATCCTCATCAAGAATGCACTCTTCTAATCTTTGAAGATATTCCTTTTCAGAGATTTTTGTACCAACCGCTAAATCACGAAATCCTTTTTCGTCAGCGATTTTATCACCAAATTTATTTTTCCAGTATGTTACTGTGTTCTTTTCTTCAAATGGAAAGTTGTTCCAATAGTTTCCAAGATTTGCACCTTTGCGTAGTTTTGAGCCTTTTCCTGCCATAGTACAATACTATATCACTAAAAACATACAATGTCAACTTGACTTTTCTATTCCTTGTTTTATAATAAAGAATGAACAAACCATCAAGAATCAAAAGGAACGATTATGATAACATTTATTTCGCATCCGACTTTCACTATAATCATCAAAGGGACTTTCTTTGGAAGCCTCGCGGATTTTCATCTTTTCAAGAACATGATAAGTTTATTGAAAATGAATGCAGCAAACTCACCAAAAACGATTTGCTCATTTATCTTGGTGATTACAGCTTAAACACTACTGATGAACAAACTTCATCTTTGTTACATAAAACAAAGGCAAAGATGTTTTATATCTTTGGTAATCATGAAGGCTATCACTCTCGATTTTATCGTGAATCTCTACACGCATTTTACAAGACTTTTCATGATATTTCAGCAATAGATGATGGGTTAGCAAAAGATCACGCATCTCTGCATGGCTCAAACTTTGTTTCAGAAATTCCATTTCATATTTTTCCTTTTTCTGTAGATAAAACTACAAAGGAAGGTTTCCCTGGTGTTCAACGTAAGCTTGGAAAAGATGATGCAGGAAACAGTATTGTTTATTTTGGTGAAGAAGGTTATTTTCAAATCGGAAATAGTTTTTTCTTTTGCCGACACATGGCACCTCTTATTTGGGATAAAATGAAATACGAAAACTATTTCTCAATCTGTGGTCACTCTCATGGCAATTTAGAGATTGCTACTCCTAACCATACAAAGGATGGCAAGATTCTTGATGTTGGTGTGGATAATGCTATTGATTATAATGGAAGTGCTTTCTTCAAAATCGAAGAAGTAAATTCTATCATGACAAGGAAAAAAGTTAAAATCTATGATCATCATGGAGACGAACACATTTAAAACAATAAGATAAATCGTTTAATCCCCGATATGTAGATTATTCTTTATATCGGGGATTGACATTTACACATCTTATCTTATAGTATCTTATCATGAACTCTTGGCTCAAATCATACGGCACTATACATATTGGCAACGATGTTGTTCGTATAGCTGTGTCTGATGATTTCGCCAAGTATTATAGAACCTTTATTGATAAAGAGGTTCGTCTTTTTACAGGACTACCTACTCATGGAACTCATATAACTCTTTGGAATCCTAAGATTCATGGTAAACTCTGTCCAAAAAAGGCAAAGTTTTTAAAAGATTTCTACAAAAAAAACAAGATCGCTTTTGAATACGATCCTTACATTATTGAAGGTGGTGGCAAAAGCAAAAAGTTCCGAAACTGGTACTTACATGTTCGCTCAATGGCAGGAGAAAGCATTTGTAAGTATCTCGGAAACGATCAATATAAACACCTACATTTAACTATTAGCAATACAAAAAACGGAGTAAGACCTTATATATGGATGAAATGAAAAACAAACTATACATACTAATGGGACCAAGCGGTTCCGGTAAAAGCACAAAAGCAAAGAAACTCGCAGCAGAATGTTGCATTTGCGAAGCAGATCAATATTGGCTCAACTGTGTAGGCGACTACCTGTTTGTACCTTCAAAACTTGGTGATGCTCACAAGTGGTGTCAGAATAAAGTTGAAAGCCTTATGAAAGATGGTAAGAGCCGCATTGTTGTGGCTAACACTAGTCTTAATAAGAAAGAGCGTCAAATTTATCATGACATTGCAAAGAGAAACGACTATGATGTTGAGGTTGTATTACCTGACTCACCTTGGTTTCTCTCTGTTCGCCCTCGCTTGATTGATAAAACTTTCACAGACGAAGATGTTAAAATCTTTGTCGAGAAAAGCACTCACGGTGTTCCTTTTGAAGGAATGAAGCGAATGTTCATGAAATACGAGGAAGATTAAACAGTGATGTAAACTTTATCGCTGTATTTGTTACTAAAAATAAAACGATTAGAAGTGAACTCTTTACCAAGGAGTTCACTTTTTAATTTTTTATAGTGATGCCCTGCTCCTGGCATTAAGTAACCGATAGTGCAATGAGGGTTGTAATCAGGATAGTTATTTGTATATTCGAATTTTTCACAAAGTTCTTTATTTAAACAGTTTAAACGCTCACTCTCAATTCCAAATTTTAAAACATCAAATTTCTCATTTTCAAAAAGAGAAATATTTTTAATCTTAAAAGTAACTGGACATAAATCTATTTTATCTATTATAGGTTTTGCTTGTTGAACATGTAATCCGTAAAGCACAGTGATATGCGGTTCAGTTTCAAGTCCATGTCCTGGCTCAAGATCATAAACCTCACAAGGACATATTTCCTCTTGTAGTTCTTTTATCTCATTTAGGAGAAAGCCTAAGTCTAACATAAGACAAGAGTAAGAGCGATTAGCACTGCCTTCTGAAATAAAATCGTATAATTGTTTGAATTTCATATTAAAAATTTGGGGTATATTCTGGATTAACGTTTTGATTCGGAATAGAATATTCATCCAATGCAGATCGAATCAAAGCTGCGTTTTTCTTCATTCTTATATCAACACCATCTTTTTTACCATCATGATTGTCTGGATGTTCTAAATATTTATCTGCTGCAATCTCTAAATGTTCTTTACCTTTTTCTAAAAGTTCTTGTGCTTCTGCTGTCTGTCCTTTACTAAGTTCATCTGCATATTTGAAGAAAAGAGTCATAGCAGTTCGAATATTTGCTCTTGCTTCTGCTTGTGGTGCTCTCTTACTTGAAGATAAATCACCTCTGAAAAATGTATCTAAAATTACTTTTTGTAATTTTGCAGGATATTTAAATAAACTTGGAAATTTAGATTTTGCAATTGCAACTTTACTATTAAAGTCTTTATCGAATATTTGTTCTGCTTTTTTATCAGAAATAGTAATAATTTTTCGTTTTACACCTTTAATAGTTTTATAACTTATTTCATCAGGAGTGAATAATTTGCCACGACCAACCTCGCTGTCTAAAACCAAGTGACCAATTCCAATTGTGCTATATCCTTTAGAATCTTTATAAGATGAATTACGAATTCCTTGATTGCCTATTTCATGAAAACGTATATAATTTTTAATATCTGATAAAATAGCTGCTTGTTGTTTAGGATCAACAGGAACTATTTGTTTTTGTATTGGTTTTGGTTTTGGTTTTTCTTCTATAGCATTTTGAATTATTCCTACAGAAGTAGATGTATCAGCTTTGGCAATTTGATTTTTAACTTCTGGTGGCAGAGTTTTAGATATTTCTTTTGCCATATCATTAGCATATTTATATGCTTGTTGGATTTGTTCTGGATTATTTTTTAACTCATTTGTAACTTGTTTTTCATATTGGTCAAAAGATAATTTTCCTGCCACAATCCCAAAAAAAGCTCCTATCGACAATATCTTAAGTTTATTAAGAAAACCTTCTTCTACAACAGAATTTTCTTGCTCTACGACTAAACTATACAATTCATCAAATTTCATAAAACTACTTATTATATTACAAATATTATTTGTATGAATAAGTTATAAGAGAAATAATTAAAACTTAAACTTTAAAAGCGTCTCTTTTTCTTTTTTCAACATCTGCATTTGTTTCCCAAATATGCAAATCAGAGTTTTTGAAAAACTCAATGTCGTCGTTTTTCTTTTTTAAAGTTTTTGATAAATGATTTTGCATTTTCTTACCACTTTCAGTTTTCATATCAGCATTTAAAATCAATTCATAAAGCATTGTTTTTAAATCATATCTACTAAGAAAAATACTGTCATACTTTTCATCTATTTCTGCTTCTGTAACAATTGCTTTTTTCTCAAGAACAATGTCTGCTAGTCGTCCAGAATCGTAATCCCCTATCCAACGAAATCTTTGAATATTAATCTCTTCGTCGTAAATTCCAAGCTCTTTAAAAGAGTGCTCTTTGATTAGCATATTGCTTCTTACAGCTTCTGGGAATGAGTCCACATCAAATGTAAAACACACAAACTGTCGTGTTTGTGTGTTAAAAAGAGAATATAATTTAAATTCTTCTTCCATTATTTTCTTTCTCCTGTATTCTTTTCAACACCAACTGCTTTGTCATCCCAAAACTCATACATTGATGAATACTTCATAGCAGTTACAGGTAGAGATTGTCCAATATTAAGTTTACACCATTCTTTGATTGCTTCTTCTGCTGCCCACTGTTCAGTGAGTGGATGATCTGTTGCAACTCTTGCAGTAAAAATAACTACATTTTTTCCTTCACTAAGCCACCTTTTAACACGATCAACCATTTTAGGAATTGGTTCTCCTAAAACTGTTGGTCCTTCATATTTTTCATATTTTGCAAGAGTTCCATCGAAATCTACGCCAATGTATCCTTTTTGTTTTTTCATAAAAAAATT